GCCCTACAAGGGCAAGTCTGAGCCTCTGACCAAAGGCGAGAAGAAGTCCGCTAAGGCAATGGCAAAGAAGGCTGGCCGTCCCTACCCGAACCTTGTGGACAACATGAGGGCCGCGAGGAAGAAATGAGCGCCTGGCAGAAAAAGGAAGGGAAGAACCCCAAGGGTGGCCTGAACGAAAAGGGCCGCAAGTCCTATGAGAGGGAAAACCCCGGTTCTAACCTGAAGCCTCCGGTAAAGACTGGGGATAACCCTAGACGAGCATCTTTCCTGGCAAGAATGGGAAATATGCCCGGACCGGAGAAGAAGCCAGACGGAAGCCCAACGAGACTCCTCCTAAGTCTGAAAGCATGGGGGGCTAACTCCAAAGCAGATGCAAAAGCTAAGGCCAAGGCAATAAGCGAGCGTAATAAGAAAAAGTAAAGTAACCTTAGCCCGATGGCCCGAAAGGAATCGGAAATGGACAACAAAGTATTGACACCTACTAAGCGCAAGCCTCCCGCAGCAGGGATGGGGCGCATTAAGGGAGTGCCCAATAAGACCACCCAGAATGTGCGAGAGATGATCGCAATGGTGGCAGAGCAGAACGCTCCTAAGTTCGCTGAATGGCTTGAGCGAGTCGCAGAAGGCGATGCCAAAACAAAGCCAGACCCCGGAAGGGCGGCAGAGCTTTATCTCAAGGCTATTGAGTACCACATTCCTAAGCTAGCCCGGACTGAGGTGAGCGGGACTGATGGCGGGTCCATTGAAATGGTAATCAAGTGGGCCGAAGAGAAATAATCATTCCCTACGCTCCTAGAGAGCCGCAGCTCGCCATCCATAAGATGATGGCCGAGAAACGCTTTTCGGTAGTAGTGGCTCACCGAAGAATGGGAAAGACAGTCGCTGCCCTGAACCACATCATCAAGGACGCAGTACAGAACCAAAAGGAAGCCCCAAGGTACGCTTACATCGCCCCCACTTACGGGCAAGCCAAGCGAGTGGCCTGGGACTACCTTTTAAAGTACACAGAGCCGCTCCAGGCAACGCCAAACATCTCAGAGCTTAGAACCGATTTCTGGGGCAGGCGCATCCAACTCTACGGCTCAGACAACCCTGACTCACTTCGCGGTCAATACTTTGATGGCGTGATTCTGGACGAGATCGGTGACCAAGATCCCAAGATCTGGACGGACATCATCCGACCAGCGCTCTCAGACCGGCTGGGCTGGGCACTGTTTCTTGGGACGCCGAAGGGAAACAACCACTTCAAGGCTCTGAGGGACCAGGCCGAGGACGAAGAGGACTGGGGGTTACTGGAGTTCAAAGCCAGCCAGACCAATCTGATCGCAGAGACCGAACTCAAAGCCGCCCGCAAAGAGATGGGCGAGGACAAGTACCAGCAAGAGTTCGAGTGCTCCTTCAACGCTGCGGTTGAGGGGTCTTACTACGGTTCTTTGATAAACGACCTTGAAGAAAAGGGCCGTTTGTGTCACATTGACCGGGACGATCTCTGTAGAACTTACACTGCCTGGGACTTGGGTGTTTCTGATTCAACAGCAATTTGGGTTGTCCAAGCTGTAAATCAGGAGTACAGAATCCTAGATTTCGTGGAAAATCACGGGGTCGGACTGGATTGGTATGTCAACTGGATTCGAGAGAACCGGTGGCATACAGCCGAGCACATCCTCCCTCACGATGTGGAGGTCAGGGAACTCGGCACGGGACGCAGCCGCAAGGAAATGCTCCAAGAGGCTGGCCTGCAGATTACTGTCGCACCGCGTCTATCGGTAGCAGACGGGATTCAGGCAGTCAGGCGCATCTTGCCCAAGTGCTGGTTCAATGTCCCTCAAGTCAGGCAGGGTCTGGACGCACTCAGGAACTACCGAAGAGAGTATGACGAGAAGAGGAATGTCTTTTACGACAAGCCGCTTCACGACTGGGCCAGCCATTCATCGGACGCATTCCGGTATCTGGCTGTTGGAATCAGCGAGACTTCATCATGGGATAAGCCGCTGAAGACGAACACTCGGTGGATCGTGTGATGTGGATAAACCCTCAAGGAAATCTCCCGCAGCGGATAGCTGAACTGGAACGCCGCATCAAGGCGTTAGAGGAACTGTATGAACGAGAACGCTCTGAAAGCCCAACTCGAAGCAGAAATCGACGGAGCAATCGGCTATCTCCAGACGGAGACGACCGAGCAACGCACGAGGGCGCTGGAGTATTACCTTCGATACCCGTACGGGAATGAAGTAGAGGGCCGCTCCCAGATCGTCACTGGGGAGGTTGCTGAGGTCATTGACGGGGCGCTTCCTCAACTCATTCGCATTTTTACCGCTTCAGACGATGTGGTTCGATTCGAGCCTGTTGGCCCCGGAGACGAGCCGAAAGCCAAGCAAGCAACTGATTACGCAAACTGGGTGTTCTACAAGGACAACCGTGGTTTTGCGATCATGCACGACTGGTTCAAGGACGCTCTCCTGGAGAAGGTCGGCATCGTCAAGGCTTACTGGGATGATTCGGTCTCGGTCATCAAGGAGACCTATGAGGGCTTGAGTGATGATGAGCTGGTGATGCTGATGGCAGACCAGACGCAGGAGATCATCGCCCAGGATACGGTCAGTTACCAAGTATTCGATCAAAACGGCCAGCCTGCCATTGGAATGGATGGGATGCCGTTGATGAACACGACCCACACCGTTCAGGTCAAGAAGAAGAACAAGGTCGGCCAGATCAAGATCGTCAATGTCCCGCCCGAGGAGTTTCTGATCTCCAAGCACGCTCGGACGATCCAAGACTCTCCCTTCACGGCTCATCGCCGATTGATCCCGCGCTCTGATCTGGTGGCGATGGGATTTCCTTGGGAGGAAGTCCAGAACCTTCCCACTTACGATGATCTGTCGTTCAGTCCTGAGCGAGTGGCTCGATTCTCTGAAGGAGAACAACCATCGGAGCAGGAGTCCTACGATCCTTCCATGCAGGAGGTCGAGGTATACGAGTGCTATGTCCGCGCAGATATGGACAACGATGGCATTGCCGAACTTATGCAGGTTTGGTACGCAGGTTCCAAGATCCTGGAGATGAGCGAGACGGATTACATCCCCTTCCACGGGATCTGTCCTATCCCCGTGCCTCATAAGTTCTACGGCCTGTCCCTCGCGGACAAGACGATGGACATCCAGCTCCAGAAGTCCACCATCACGCGCCAGATGCTGGACAACTTGTATCTCACGAACAATGTCCGGGTGGGCGCTATCGAGGGTCAGGTAAACCTGGACGACCTCACAAGCGTGACACCTGGTGGCGTAGTTCGGATGAAGAACCCGAATGCGGTGGTTCCGATGGCCGTGCAGCCGGTGGCAAATCAAGCCTTCCCGATGCTGGAATACTTGGATCAAACCCAAGCCAAGCGCACGGGCGTTTCAGATGCAAGCCAAGGCCTAGACCCCAACATTCTCCAGAATGTCACCGCTACGGCTGTGGCTGCGTTCTCAAGCGCATCGTCAGGAAAGCTGGAGCTGATCGCCAGGATCTTCGCTGAGACCGGCGTAAAGACTCTGTTTAAGGGCATCCTGCATCTTCTGTGTAAGTACCAGGACAAGCCTCGTCTGATTCGGATGCGTGGTGAGTATGTGCCGATGGATCCGCGTGAGTGGTCGAATCAGTACGATGTGACCATCTCTGTGGGATTGGGAACTGGTAACCGTCAAGAGCAGATGGCGATGCTGGCGATGATTCTTGATAAGCAGGAGAAGATCCTGCAGCAGTTCGGGCCTGCCAATCCGCTCGTTTCTGTGGCTCAGTATCGGGACACTTTAGGACGGATGATCGAGGCCGCAGGGTTCAAGGACTCGGCCACCTTCTTCAAGCCGATCACGCCTGAGATTGACCAGGCTCTCAGCAACCCTCCTCCGCAGCAGCAACAGCCCGATCCTGCGATCCAGGCGATGATGATGCAGGCTCAAGCTCAACTAGAGATTGACCGCCAGAAGGCAATGGCCGATATTCAGGCCAAGCGCGAGAAGGCTGCTGCAGAAATCCAACTGGCCCGAGAGAAAGCGGCTGCTGAACTTCAACTGAAACAGCAAGAGTTCGAGGCTGAAGTCCAACTCAAGGCAGCAAAGTTGGGCGCAGGCATTTCCTCCAATGTAGAGATTCCGGGGTAAAACATGGCAACAAAAGCGCAAATCACACAGCTTTACCGCACTTACCTCGGGCGCGAGCCTGACGCTGCTGGGCTGGAGTTCTACTCAAACCCGCAGTTCAGTCTTGATCTGATTGCCAACGATATTGCCAACTCACAAGAGGCACGCAACTTCGCGGACGAGGCTGCTCGAAATGAGGCAATTAGTGCTAGGCAATATGCATCAGGAAACGCCGCAACAGAGGCTGATGTTCGGGCCGCTTATCAGGACATTCTGGGCCGAGAGGCAGATCCTGCTGGTCTGAACTTCTACCTTGAGTCGGACTTCTCTCCTGAGCAGATCCGCGAGGTTCTCCTGGCATCTCCTGAGCGCCAAGGGATGGCCGCTCGTGAGTTCGCTACCGGAACCCCTGCCACAGAAGAGCAAGTTCGCGCCATCTACCGTGATGTGCTTGGCCGTGAACCCGATAAGGCTGGGCTTCAGTTCTATCTGGGGTCTAAGTTCTCTGCTGACCAAATCCGGGCCAATATTCTAGGCTCCCCGGAAAGCATGGAGCTGGCAACCGATCCCGCCCGTCGAGCAGGGTTTACTCCCAGCACGCAGCCTGGGCTACTTGGCCCAACGCAAATGACAGCCAATGAGTACCTTACACGGTACTTCAATCCTCAAGGCCCATACGGGGCTGGGCGATTCCTGGCGACAGTAAACCCCCTGCTTTTCTCTGCTCCTGATGGGATGCAGCGACTGCCAGCGGCACCGACTCGGCAGGCCGCGCTTGGCTCCATCGGCTCTAGTATGGAGAACACCGGCGGCGGTGGCGTAACCAATACTGTAGGAGGAACCACTGGCGGTGTTGGCATTGTTGGTGGGTCTACTGGTGGCCTTTTGAGTACAAATCAAACTACAGCAAACACCGCTACTTTTGACCCAAACACGGGCGGCGTGTATGTCGGCAGCAATATCGTTGATCCGATCAGCGGTTCAGTGATTGGCAATACTCAAGGCACATTTGATCGAGCAACTGGTGGCGTAATCCAGGGTGGAGACATCATTGATCCGATCAGCGGTGCAGTAATCGGCGTGGCCCCTGGCATGGGATACGACTTGAGCACTGGCGGTGTTGTGCAGGGCCGAGACATCATTGATCCGATTAGTGGTGCTGTAATCGGTCAGGCGAGCAATCCTCTCGCCAACCAAGCGCAGCCTGGGTTTGATCTAAACACAGGTGGCGTTATCCAAGGAACCTCAATTGTTGACCCGATTAGTGGGACGGTCATTGGCAGGGATTACTCTGGGTCAATGACCGGTGGGCTTGTTCCTGGATTGGTTGATATGTCTATCGGAAGCACATTCGGACAAATTGGAGACGCCAACTTTATCCCGGTCTTTGGGCGTGGCAACGGGATGCTTTTGGATTTCGCCGACATCCCGGCATTCGGCCAAGGTGGTGGAATGCTGCTTGATTATGTAGATTCAACAACCAGCAGATGAACAAAGCAGACCGCGCACAAACCCTTCTAAACGACGAGTGGTTTCAGGAGGAAATAGAGTCCATCAGGAAATCCCTGATAAGCACACTAACGAACTCAAATGAGACCGATATTGATGTTCGTGAACGATGCTATTTGAAATTGCGCGTACTTGATGAAATAATTGGGCACTTTTCTTCGATTGCCTCCAGCGATCAGTTGGTCAAGAGGCGATGGAAGATTCTGTAAGCGGCCTGGCGCATCCAGGTAAAACTTAGGAAACTCAAATGGCAGACACTGACCCGCAAGGGAGTGTTTCGATGTCGGTAAGCGATGCCGCTGGCGCGTTTCTCGGACTGATGGAGCCTACTCAGGAAGCTGAACAAGCCGCCCCTGAAGCTCCAGAGGAACAGGAACAAGTCGAGGCGTCCGAACCTGAAGAAGTCGAAGCCCAAGAAGTCGAGGCAGAGCCTGAACCCCAGCGATTCCGTGTGAAAGCCGCTGGCGAGGAAAAGGAAGTCACCTTTGATGAATTGGTGGACGGTTATCAGAAGGGGCTGGACTACACCAAAAAGAGTCAGTCCGTAGCTGAGCAGCGTAAAGCTGTAGAGGCAGAACGGGCCGCCATTGAACAGGCCAAGCAAGCGAGGGACGCCTACTCTCAACGCCTGACCCTGATCGAAGAGTTCTTGAGTAAACAAAACGAAGGGGAAGACCTCAATGCGTTGAAAGAGGTTGACCCCATTGGTTACGCAGTCAAGGTAGCAGAGCGAACTGAGCGAGAGAAACAGCTTGCGATGGTTCAAGCCGAGCAGCAGCGAATTTCACAACAGCGATTCGCCGAGCAGCAGGCTGAACTTCAGCGGCGACTCCACGAAGAAGCAAAGCGCGTGGCTGAGGTTATTCCTGAATATGGAGACGCAAAGAAGAGCAACGAAGTGAAGCAGACGATCCGCGCCTTTGCAAAAGAGGTGGGATTTACTGACCAAGAACTTGCTCAGGCTTACGACTCGCGACAAGTTCAGGTGCTGTGGATGGCAGCGCAATACGCGAAACTCCAGAAGCAGAAGCCCGAGGTAACCAAGAAGGTACAAAACGCACCCAAGATGCTGAGTCCAGGCGTGGCGGCGAACCAAAAGAACGCAGCCGACGAAAGCACCAAGAAAGCTCACTCGCAGTTGAGGAAGTCTGGAAAAGTCTCTGATGCTGCGGCCCTGTTTGAACGT